GTTTTAGATACAATTTCGGCAAGCATTAATGGCAGCCCTATAAGTGTTGTTTATCCGGGTCGATTAGTTGAATTAACTTCTGATTATATGTCTAACCCTGAATATTATTTAGGTGACGCAAGTAGTACAGCCGTAACAGGTGGAACTGTAACAGCTATGCATAACGATAGGCATGGAAATATACCCGAAGGTATGCAGCTAGTAGCGCAAGAAACCCGATATGAAGATTTGCCTGTTAGAAGTGAATATTATGTTGTCGTTATGTACACCAACGGGGTTTTTCAAGGAGGAATTAGATACTACTGGAACGATAGATTGCTTATAAATAGATGGGGTGGATTTGATGAACCAATAAGGACGGAATTTGAGAATAATCCTAATTGGGCTTATCAAGGAGCTGACGGGTTTTGGTACGGGCCTGGTGATCGTAAATCATTAAATCACTATGAAATCATAAGATATACAAAGGAAGAAGTTTCTACTAATATCTTTCAACAATCAACAGAGACAACTGCAACGCCTGACAAGGTTACTGCTGGTGCAACTGGTTTAACTTTTAATGTCACGGTATATAATAACCCGCCAACTTATTCAGCCATTATGCAGGTTAATAATGGAGGGCAAGGATATAATGTCGGAGATTCAATTTATATAAGTGCGCCTACACCTGTTGATTCAAATAGAAAGTTTCATTTAGGCGTTACAAGTGTTGTAAAACAAAGTGCAAGTTTAGTCAATGATGGTGCTTGGCCTGACAAAATAGGGAATGAAATAGGTAGAAATTTAAACCCTTATGACGCTGTTGCAGATTTCGTTTTGTATGACGGTGAAAGATCAAGCCATTTAGATAATCCTGAACACAGTGTTACTTATGTAAATGAAATGCAAGTCACATCAGGGATGCAATATGACAAATTAGCAGTTGCAGGGTTAAGGCTTAATAGTGCTAAAGAGTGGTCTAGTTTTAGTTCGTTTAGTGCCTATATAAAGAAAGGAATTAAGGTCGAAAGATTAATAGATAACAATGGTAATACAGCTAATAATTATAAAGATTCGACTAATATTTTACCTGAAATTGTTTATAGCTTATTGACCGATAGCACGATAGGAGCTGGAAACTTAATCGGGGTTGAGGCAGTTGATAAAGAAGAAATGAGAACAGCGGCGAAGTTCTGCCACGCAAACGGGTTTTATTGGGATGGCGTAATTACTGATTCGCAAAACCTACGTGAATGGATTTTTCAACAAGCATCAACGTGTTTTTTAGATTTCGTTGTTAAAGGTGGAAAGTTTTCATTAGTGCCAAATGTTCCATATAACCTAAGTAGTTATCAAATGGTTAGAGGTGCAACTTTTGCATCACCTCAAGGAACAAATATAAAAATCAAAGCGTTATTTACTGACGGCAACACAAAGGATCTAAAATGTAGTTTCCTTAGTCCAGAGGAACGCAAACCGTTTAGAGCTAACGTTATATATCGAGTAGAAAAAACAAATGGATTTGCAAAGAATAAATTAATTTCACTACGTCTTAATAACAATCAATCAGACAATTCTTGGCAACGAGGTTCTGATCAAGATGGGGTCGAAACATTCGATTTGTCGAATTGGCTAACGTCCTCTGTTCACGCCACTCGGTTTGCCAAATACGCCTTAAGAACAAGACAATTAGTCGATCATGGAATTACATTCCAGTGTGCGCCTCAGTCGGTAATAGGTTTATCACCTGGCGATTACTTTAGGCTTTATTCAGAGGTCACACATACCTCGCGTTTTTCAAATGGGATCGTCTTACCTGATGGAACAATTCAAAGTCAAATTTCTATTAGTAACGGCGATAGTATTTATTATTGGAATCCAAATGATGATGCTAGGAATGGGGAAGTTCAATCCGGCGCAATTTCTATATCAGGAACAAAGGCAACAGGCCCATCAGGAATAAGAGGAAGTGTATTTACTAAAGCGCAAAGCAACGCATCTGATCGAATATATAAAATTGAATCGTTAAGTTATGGAGAAGATGGACTAATTGAATTAGCGGGTTCTTTTGTTCCTTTAACAAGCGCAGGAAGCTTAGCTGTTTTAGACTGGACAGATAGCGATTTTATTTAAATGGCTCAGATAACTTTTCCTGTTGATATAACTCCAACGAGTCGAAACTATTCACCCGGCGAATTTCCGCAAACAGTTTTTGAAGCTCAGAACGGGGCTAAGACTGTTTTACGTTATGGCAATAAAAGGGTCAACGCTTCCCTTTCCTTATCGTTTAAGAACGTCACCGACAATCAAGTAGCTCAAATTTTAGCTAACTACGAAAATATAAATAGCGATTGGGATTACTTAGATTTTAATGGAACTGATGTTTTAAAAGGTATTACACCAACCACAAGCACCCTTAAAACTTATGTAAGAGAATCTAGTTCGGGTTTGCGTTGGCGATATGCAAAGGCGCCTCAAGTATCAAGCGGCACTTATCCCGGCGTTAGTAATGTCTCTTGTTCGTTTGTTGCTTGTCTAGATGGAACTTAATTTTTAATTACTTTTTCTGCTTAGGCCTAATAGCATTACAATAAGCTTAATGAATTGGTAAAAGCAATTGGCGTATTCATCAGGTAAAGACGGTCAATTATTTATTGACAACAGTGGAACGGAGGCGGCCCGTGTTAAATCATGGAGTCTTAACGCATCACAAGACACTATCGATACGACCTTTTTAGGTGATACGGATAGAACTTTTAAAGAAGGGGTTCGTAGTTTTAGCGGTAATTGTGAAATTGCCTATTACAGCGATGCAAATGGAGAATCAGACGCAAAGACATTAATTAACAAAATATTTAAAGCAAGAACGACATCAACAGAGGGGGGCGTTGCAGCCGAGCAAGGTGAATCAACTTTAAAACTTGGCTTTAAAAACTACTTAGGCGCATTGCAATACATCACCGTAAAAGTTTTATTTACTTCAATGTCTGTGACTTGTTCACAAGGGGAAATATTTACAGCGTCAGGATCATTCACTGTTAATGGAGCGCCTACAGAGGTCAGCGTTTAATGCCTGTAATAACTGGACAAACTGGATATATAGAATTAAGAAGAACGTCGGATCAATTCTTTCGGACGTCTTTGGCTCCTAGTGCTGTTAATACAACTAGAAAGCGTTTCGGTGTTGAAAATACTTTAGGTAGTTTAATTACAGGTGACAAAATAACAATTAAATCGGCTGATGGGACAACGGCTTTAGGTCTTGTTTCTGGACATAGTGGAGCTGAATGGGCGGGTTATGTAGCAGTTGATGATATTGGTGGATGCCGTTTATATTCAAATTTCCCTCATGCAGTGGCGGGAGGTTCAACCAATGCTTTAACGTTAACCGCGCCATCAACAACAAAAGACATAATCGTTGAAACTGATGACAACGCATTTAGACCATTAGCAAGAATAAGGAAATTTGATTTCACTACAACAAGAGAAACGATAAACGTTGATTTATTAGGCGATGAATTTCAGCAAATGTATAAAGCCGGACGCATACAAGGACAAGGGGAAATAAGCGCAGATTTTGAGCATCGATATGTAGCCACTGATCCGGGTTTTACATATAACCAAGAATTTTCAGTTTATTTAGCAAGACTGTTAATGCGCCTTAATAGCGGGTCTGAATTTATAGGGCGCTTTTTTATATACAGAGAATCAGGCACCTCAGCAAACAATTGTTGGTATGAAGCCAACGCTATCATTACGAATTGCGGCATAAACGTAGATCCATCACAAATAGTAGAAACTAATATTTCGTTCGTTACTTCTGGACAGTTTGAAATGAAAGTTGGAACAGTAGAGGGATATTTACTTAAAGAGGATAGCGATTCAATTCTTCAAGAGTCCGGCGATAAAATTTTTCTTCAAGATGACGACAGTTAATATTTCTAAGTATGCTTAGTGCAGTTAATATGTAGAGAAAGGTTTAAGAGGATTAAATGGCTGATTTAAAAATTACCCAACTACCCGAAGAAACTGGAACGGTTGCTTCAACTTTTCCCCTTGCAATTGTCAACGTAACTGCAGCCGAAACTCGAAAAATAACAACGGCAAATTTAGCAACAGCTATTTTTTCAAATTTAAGCGCAGGCGGATTAGCAGCATCGAAGATTGCAGCGGGATACTCAGGGGCATCGTTAACAGATGGAACGGTAACAAATGCAAAACTGGTTAACTCTTCGATCAATTTCGGCGGCGTTTCCGTTGCGTTGGGGGCGTCAGATACAACCCCGGCTTTTAACTTAACTGATGCAACTAATTACCCTGCGTCATCACTAACAGGCACGATAACGAACGCGCAACTTGCGGGGTCAATAGCAGTTTCAAAGCTTGCTTCTTCTGCTGTTTCGTTTGGTGGGATCTCTGTAAGTCTTGGCGCGGCTGATGCAACACCCGCCTTTGATTTAACCGATGCGACAAACTATAAAACCACAAACCTAGTAGGAACAATTACAAATGCTCAATTAGCAGGCTCAATTGATGTATCTAAATTAGTTGGTTCAAATGTAAGTTTTGGCGGCGTAACTGTAGCGCTTGGCGCCAGCGACCCAACTCCAGCCTTCGATTTACAAGATGCAACAGGGTATAAGACAACAAATTTAGTAGGAACAATAACTAATGCTCAACTTGCGGGAAGTATTGACGCATCAAAATTAGTTGCAAATAGTTTAACGACTGATCAACTTGGCCCGAATTGCGTGGGCGCATCTGAGTTAGCAAACAACGCCGTAGATAGTGGGGCCGTTCAAAGTGGGGCTATTACAAATGACAAAGTAGAAACAAGTTCTAGCAGTTCAACAGGACTAGACGGGGCAACAAAGTTAAGGGCTGGAAGCGTACCCGCAAGCAAGTTAGACGCCTCAACTGTTGGAAATGGTCTTGCTATCAATAGCAACGTTCTTTCAATTAATAACACAATTACAGGGGCTACAAGCCTCGGATTGACGTTCTCGAACCAAGGAATTTGTACAGGGATAGCAGCATTACAGGCAAGTGATTTAAGTGGCGTCTTAGCTACTGCCTCGGCGGTTGGTGTTGTAAAAGTTCCTAGCTCAGGTGGGTTATCGGTTTCGGGTTCCGGCGACCTTTCGCTCGCATCC